GTGAAGCTCTATTCCACTTCCGATACTGCCGGCTCGATTCGCAAGGCGTTCGCGGACTTCACTCACGTGCTCGTGAACCGCGGTTACACCACGATCAAGCCGGCATTCTTCAAGAGCGCATCGATCGCCGATCTCCCCGTCTACGTCTGGGCATGGTGGGATCGTGCGAGCGATGGGCAGTTGGCGAAGTGGCGAGACAACGGCGGTGTGTTGCTGGATCGCTACACGTATTCTGACCGTGCCGGCCCGGCTGACGTACTCGTCTTCGTGGAATGCCCGATGACCATGGACAGGCTGACACGCTCCTACGCGAATACGTCCGAATACACCGTGGTCCCAGTCCCGCACACCTGGCGCGTGCACGAGGAATGCATCGACCTCCGCACACCGAGCGTCGATGACCTGCGCGCGATTTGGAGCGCATGCCAAGGAGAGCGAATGACCGATGATCAGTTGGAGTCCAAGACTGGCATCCCGCGTCAGCGCGCTACCTACATGCGCAAGAGCCTCAAGCCAGTTGAGGAATGGGAAATGCGTCCACGGCTGGCACCGGACGCGCTCGGCTTGTCGCCCGCATGGGACTGGATCGGATGCGGCCGCACGGAGCTGAAGAAAATTGTCCGAGAGGAAGGTCATAAGGCCGCCATCAAGGAGATGGCTCGCCTTGGACACATCTCGTTGACCAAGTGGCAGGTCTACAGGAGCGACGAACCTGATTGGGACCTCCTCGAGCGCAAGCGCAGGGTCGCTATTGCTGATCTTGCCGAAGTTCGATCACTCGTTGAGTCGCTTCCCGACCATCTTCAAGCTTGACGACCGTCTGGCGGATCTCTTTGATCCGTGGTGCGTTCTGGTGATAGAGCTGGTTCAATTCTGACAGCGCAAGGTCGATTTCTCGGTCTCCCACTGCTCGCTGCTCCCCGCCCCTAAGCGCAATTGCTGCTTGCAGCTTCACCTTCGCCATCGCGGCGCTATCTTTGTGATCCATCGTTGCGAGGCCATGAAGCTCCTCGAGACCGACTACCTTGTATGCGCGCGAGAGATCTGCGATGCGTGCCTCGAACTGCTCGCTACTCATGCGGGAATAAGCTGGATCGACCTTGATCTTCTCGAGTGCCGCGGCGAATCCTTGGAGTTCGGTGGACGCACGGACGTACCCGTCCAGCTCATGGGCGGTGCAGTCAAGCGTCGAGGCAGCCAGGAAGATGTCCCCCTTGGCTTCGGTCAGGGCGGTCTTGATCGATTCTTCGGAGATCAGGCCGGCGCGCATGGATCGTCTCATTTCAGTAACTCAGTCCTTTCGCGTAACCCATCTGCTGCAGTTCGGGCAGCTGCTTCTTAAGCCGGCCGACACCGATGTCGGTGCGGTAGAACGGGCTGTTCGGGATCTTCACCTTCTTGATAGCGCTGTACGCCGAGCGGCGTGCGCCTGTGATGGTCTCACCGGTGCCAGTCGCGATCAGCACGTAGTCGCCGGCCGTCACCGGGCCCGGCAGATCGACCACCTTGCCGTTCACCTCGCGCGGCGCCACGCCCATCATCACCTCGGAGAAGTGCAGGTGCTCCATGTCCTCGGCGCCGTAGATCGGTATCCCGCACAGCTCCTTGTTCGTGATTTTCGAATACGGGAAGTCGGGCAGCGCCATCAGCACCGAGACACAGACCTCGTCCATCCGGATTTTCAGCGTGTCGCGGCCCTGGATCTTGTCGGCCATCCACTGCGCCGGATCGCCCTCGATCAGCGCGGTCAGGTTGTGGCGGATCGGCCAGCCGTCGCGCATCGTCCATTCGAGCGGATACGGGCCCTTCCCGTCGGTCGGGATCATGCAGTTGACGTCGACGTACCCGACATACCCGATCCGCTTCAGGTGCTCGGTGGCCGGCTTCAGCACCTCGTCGGCGAGCTTCGACTGCCGAACGACGCGCACCGTGGTGCCCATCTCGCCGGTGTTCACGCCCAGGTCGCCGTTCATCAGCTTCTTGTTTTCCCAGTTCTCGACCCAGCCGCGCGACCAGCCGTCCGGACCGAAGAAGCCGCCCACGGCCATCTCGATGCCGCTGATCTTCTCCTGCAGAATGAAGCCGTCCTTGCGCGCCGCCGACCGGTACTTGTCGATCTTGTTCCAGCGCCCGAGCATGTACACCATGTCGGCCGCGCTGTCGGCGACGTAGGACATCGCGCGCTCGCCGTCGCCGGACGGCTTCGAAACGAACGCCTTGCCTTGCTTCTTCACGTAGGCGATCGCGGACTCGTAGTCGTGGAACGTCTTGCCGGGGATGATGCGCATCCCGCACTCTTCCATGACCTTCTGCCCGACTTCGCGATCGAGTTCCCACTCGACGGCCGCCAGGTTGCAGCCGTAGATCGGGTATCCGATCCGGCGGTACGGCTCGAGCATCTCGAGATAGCTGACGTTGTCGGGCGTGTAGATCAGGTCGGCCCAGCCGAGCCACTTCCGACGCAGTTCGTCGTAGTCGCGGATCTTCGGCACAATCCCTTCGCCCGCATGGCGATCGGTCCCGTCCGGGCGCGGCTTGTCGTACCAGAGCACCTGATGCCCCCACTCCTGGCAGCGCATCAGCCAGTCAAGACAGTTCGAACCGACGTCGATCGCGAGAATTCTCATGGGGTGGGCGGTCGCTGAAGGAGTTGTTCGGTAACGGTTGGCCCAAAGCGGTTATAGGCGTTCGCCGCGAGCCACGGCGGGACCGCGGCGAAGGGTGCAAGCCCCGCGCCGCCCGCCATCAGGCCCGCCACGATGCCGCGCTCGGCGGTGTTCGATGTGCCCGGCTCGCGCAGGAACAACGAACCGATATCCGCCAGCTTGCCGAGTTCTCCGCCCTGGCCCATCGCCATCGCGCGCTTTCCGTACGCATTCGAGGTAACCGCACCCATCAGCGCCTTCGGGCTGATGTTCCCGCCCGGCGACTTCGCCACGAGCGGCTCGATCGTCTTCCCCATCGCGTACTGCCGACGCGCGGCCGCGTAGCGTGCCGCTTCGTCGGCCGACAGCTGCGGCAGGAACGCATCTTCGATTTCGCCCTGCAGGTCGCTCAGTGCGTGCCGCAGATCGCCGTTCGACGTGCTGCGGATGGTCGACTTCAGCTTCGTCAGGTACGGCCGGAGCTTTGCGCCGTCGAGCTGCCGTGCGGCCGACGTCGCCCCGCCGCCGGCCAGTTTCTGTCGGGGGCCGGCGAGCGCCTCCAGATCGTCGATGTACCCCTGAACGACGCCCTGCACTTCCGGCAGCTGGTTGCCCTTCGCGCGCTGCAGGCGGCTCAGGAATGCGTTGTCGACCGGGATGCTGTGCGCGGCCGTGATGGCGTCGATCTCGGTCCCCGACTTCTTCATTGCGTTGGCGTACACTTGGCGCGTCAGCTTGTCGCCTTCGCCGCCGATCGCCTGAATCAGGCGTTGGTTGAAGACGCGCTGATTCGCGGCGGACGTCTCGCCGGAGAAAGGCACGTCCGACGATAGCTGCCCGGCGATTCGCCCGAATTTGTTCTCGTACATCTGATCCGGACGGAAGCGGAAGCCCATCTCGTGCGCCTCGCGCGCGAGCCGCAGCGTCTCCGGATCGACTTCGGGCAGTGCACGCGCAGCGGCGCGCACGGCGCCGTGGCCGACGGCATTCGCGCCGGCACGGGCAGCTCCGGCCGCACCTTCACCGGTGGCCAACACACCGCGCGGCACTTCCGGGATCCGCGCGATCATCGGTGATTCGACCGGCAACCCCTGTAGAGCGTGCATCAGCCCCGAGTTGCCGAGCGCTTCGACATCGGCCCGGCCGGCCTCGGTGCGCGGCTGGTACGTCAGCCGGTTGGCCAGCGCCGCGCCAGCTTTCTCGCCTTCTTCGATGCCCTGCTGGGTGCCGTATTTGCCGCTCGTGAGCGTCTTTCCGACGCCATACGCAGCCGCCACCGGCGCCGCCAGTACGCCAGTTGCGGCCGACAGACCGGCCTCGCCGAGCCCGACTGCGCTCTTGCCCAGGCCGAGAAGGCGCTCCGCGATGGTGTCAGCATGCTGCGACATCGGGCTCGGCGCCGGCGTATCGGGCGGCAGGCGATCGAGAGGCGCGACGGAGCCGCCCGGCGCTGCGGCCGCCCCGCCGTACTTGTCCCACGGCCCCGTCGCGGACGCCGCAGTGTCCTGCGCGTATTTCTCCCACGGGCCGGCCATTACATCTTCTCCCAGTTGCTTTGCTTCGACGGGTCGCCGCCCTTGAAGCGGTAACCGCCCTCGATCGTACCGACGGCCGGCGCGCCTTCACCGCGGCCGGAAATGCGCGCCTTCTGCTGCGCCTGCACCTCGGTCGGTGCCTGGCGCGCCGCTGCCATTTCCTTTTCCATCATCGTGAGCACAGCGTCGAGCTGCTCGGGCGTGCTCGCGGTCGACAGCAATTCGCGCGCATGCTCCTTGTCCGCCACCGTCGGTGTGCCGGTCGGGCTGATCGCTCGGGCGTAGGCGTTGATCGACGTGTTCAGGGCCGTGCCAAGCGCGACGACACGCGGATCGCCGGTGTTCGACTGGGCGGCCTGAATCGCCCGGTTTGCCGGCACGAACTGCGTGCGCGGCAACGCCGCCGATGCCTGCCGCACGAGCGGGAAAGTCTTCTGTGCCTCGGCAACCGCCATGCCGATGTTCGCCGCGCGCGTCGCGCCCGTCCGGGCGGCCGCCTTCTCGCCCTGGAAGCCAGCATTCGCGGCGGCGATGTCCGCGCCGGTTCCGCCCACCTCCCGCTCCTGCCGCATCACCTCACGGCGCAGCGCGATGATGTTCTTCGCGCCCTGCGCGCCGCGTCCGAGGTTCTGATAGACCGATGTGTCGCCGGCACGCGCCTGCTCCGCCAGAAATTTCAGATCTTCCGGCGAGAACTTCGCGTCGTCGCCGTTGGCTAGCGCGATGGTCTGTTTGCGAAGCGCAATTGATTCAGCACGGAGAGCATTCGACTCAGCGCGCGCCTGCGCGCGGTCCGCACGATCAAGCGCACGATCTTCTGATCTCTGGTTAGCTTCACGGATTCGCTCCTCGAGTGCAGCGTGACGATCCTGCACGGCCTGCAGCTTCATCTCTTGCTCGAAGCGCATCTGAATTTGCGCGGCCTGGGCCTTTGCCTGCGAGTCAAGGATCGGTGTGAGTTGCTGCAGGCCAGCCATCAGGTCGGCGCCGGACAAGCCCTGGTCCTTCAGCACCTTGATCGCGTTGTCGAGCGTGAGCGGACCGCCCGCTTGTTGCGGGGCGGCCGGGAATGCCGGCGGCGAGGGGATCTGAGCGGGCGCGGCCTGCGCCGGGCTCCCCGCCGTCGGCATCGGCTGGAACGGGGGCAGCGGCGGTTTGCCAGGCGCACCTGTGGCCGCTCCCATGCCCGACGGCATCCCGAGCGGTAGCGGGGGAATCTGGCCGGGCACAGCGCCAGCGGTCGACGGCTGCGCCGGCGCGGACGGTTGGCCCGGATTCGGCGCTTGCGGCGGCGCGGGCATCTGCATGGGCTGCTGTGGTTGCTGACCGAGCAGCATCGGCAGCGCATTGCCCGCGGCAGCGAGTGCGGCCTGCTGCCGTTGACGGTCCTGCTGCGCTTGCTGGAACTGGGCGAGCTGAATCTGCGCGTACTGACGCTGCAAAGCCTGATCCTGCGCCTGCTGTTGGTACTGAAGGAAGTACGGAAGCCCTGCGAGTCCGGCCATGGCTTACCCCATCGTAAAACCGTACGAATTACCGCCACCCGAGTAGTACGGGCTCGAACTGAACGCGCCGCTGAAATCCCCGCCGCTGAAAGAGCCGCTCGCCGGGTTGAAGAAGTTCGAGAACGCGTTTTGCACGTTCGAATTGTTCGCGAGTCCGGAAACGCCTTGAGATACCAGGCTGCCCAGCGCGCCCGCACCCTGAGCCTGGCTCTGGTACGGCACGGCCTGCGCACCTTGGCCATAGTTCATGTACGGGATGATCTGGCCTTGGACCGACTGCGCAGACGACAGTGGTCCACTCTGCAGCTGCGACGCGAAGGTACCGGCAAGCGTGCCCGGCAGTGCGGCGAGGCTTCCCGCAACCTGATAGGGAACCTGACCGGACTGGAGCATGTACTCCGGCGCCAGCGTCAGTGCATTAGCGCCCGCCTGTCCGTACTGCCCCGCGGTGCCCGCTGCGCCGGTATAGCCCTGCAGTCCCTGAAGCGCGCGCGACAGCTGGTTGTTCTGCCAGTCGATGTTGAAGTTCGACAGCGCCTGGTTCTGCACGCCGGCGCCGGCAGCCGAGGAACCAAGGCCGTACATCGAGTTCGTTGCGCCCGTTTGCTGCGTGAGCTGGTTGAGCGTGCGATCGTAGAGCGCGTTCTGCGGGTCAAGGCCCAAGTTGAACACCTGGCGGCCCGCGCCGAGCAGTTGCTTTTGCGTATCGAGGTCAAGGTTGCCAAGTCCCGTCAATGCGGTACTCGCAGCACCATACCCAGAGCCCGCGGCATTCGCCGCATTTTGGTAACCGGTACCGTACAGGTTCGTGCCAACACTCAGGCCCTGCCCGAGCGCCTGCTGGTAGTACGGGATCATCCCAGCAATCTGCGACTGGACCGCGCCCGATTGATCGAGGAGGTTCTGCCAGTCCTGATCCGCATGCTGCAGTCCGGTGGGAACGTAGTAGGACGACGGACCGCCCCCACTACCACCAGACGTGCTTGGAGACATAGCGCCCGAGACGAGCGATCCCGCAATCGAACCGCCTACTGCAGCTGCGACGCCCCATGGCATGATTCACCCCTTCTTCAAGACTTCGGGATCCGCTACGCTCTCGGCATGGATGCAGAGCCACGTCAGATCAGTCAGCGCAGTGATTCGATGCGTGCGCCCCGCTTTTACTTCCAGCATGCACGGCCCGTGCAGCACCTGCAGTTCGCCATCAACGTCGAGCATCGCAGTACCGTGCGCGAGATAGCTCAGGTGGTCGTAGTCGTGCACGTGCTTCTGCACCTCTTCTCCCGCGCGTAGCGTCTGCTCGCGCGCGTACACGCCGCCGGCCGTGAAATGGTGCTTGATGGTCATTTCTCGCACCGAATCGACACGATCAGCGTGATTCGATCGTCGTCGCCATCGTTGATCACTTCGTGCTCCTTCGTGTTATCGAAGTACCAGACGTCGCCTGGCGCCATCACGACAACTTCATCCTCGACGCGATTCACGCACTTCGGATTCGTCTGAAGCGGTACGTACAGCTTCGTGTTGTAGTGCCGCACGTGCCAGGTATCGTCCGCGTGCGGAAGTATGCGTTTCCCCGCCGGCACCTTCGTGATGAGGACGCCGCCCAGTCGCGTGCCCTCGACTCGAGCCATCAGCCCGAACACGATCGGCCGGACCTGCGGCAGCGCATACCACTCCGGATAGAACACCGCATCATGTGCGTCGTTGAACCCGGTGTAATCGCCCGCCGCCTTGTACGGCTTCTCGTCGTTGTAGCGGAGCCAGATGTCCGAGACGTCAGCGTGCGGACTGCCCTCGCGATCCGTGCGAAAAACGTGTCGATTCCAGAGTCCCGGCTGCCGCGCGATCGCGAGCAGCAGCGGCGCGGTGTCGAGGCCAGCGGCGATGCGGACGAGGTTGTTCATTTGCCCTTGACCTGCTGATAGACGTGCATGCCGCCGAGGCCGAGCATGCCGATCGTGATCGTTGCGAGCTGCGTGAGATCCATTTCCGTCAGGACGATGTGATGCCCGAACACCGCGGAAATGTCGCTGATGGCCGGGCGCAGCACGAAATTCCATGCGTACCCGCACACGCACACCCAACCCATCCCGCCGCGCCAGTGCTGCAGCGGGTCGCTGCTCTGCGCCTCGGCCTGGTTGATCTGCATCTGGCCGGTGATCTGCGCGAGCTCGCCTGTTTGCTGAAGCTGGAGAAGCTGAAGCTTCGCAGCGGCGGCCTGCGCCGGGTCCGGCCAGACGCGGTCGATGATCTTCCCGACGACGTCGGAGACAGCGGAAATCGGATCGAGGAATCCCATCACGCGGCTCCCTTCAAGAGGTTGTTGGCGATGCGATTCGCCCATCCGTGGCTGAACGTCGGCCAGTTGTGCAGGTCGGCCAGATACTTCAGCCGGTATGCGAGGAACCGCGCAACGAGGCGCACCGGATCCGTCGCGTTCACTGCGGCAATCGTGACCGGGCCGATTCGCCCGTCCGGTTTCAGGCCGGCGGCCTGCTGCAACCAGGTAACGGGAAGGCCACCGTTGTACGCAGCATCGAACACCTGGAACGCCACACGTGGGTCGAACTGGTCGCAGTAGTACGGATCCCAGTAGACGCGCTTCGCGATCAGCCGCGCCGTTGCTTGCGGCATCGAGCGCATGTCGCCGCCATACCCGTTCGCGCGTGCGACGCGGGCCGTAACGCCCCACATCGTCTCGCCGCCCGGGTCTGCGGGGTTGTTCGAGTACCCGCCCTCGTTGCCCATCAGGGCTTCGAAGGCGTCGTCGAAGCTGCTCACAGCTTGCCCACCGCGTGCAGGATCTGCTCGACCTTCTGCTCGGCAGTGGCCTCTGCGTCATTGACGATCGAGGTCACGCGCGACTCCAGGTCAGTCAGTTCCTTCGCGGCATTGCCCAGGCCCACGATTTCCTCGACCTTGTCGACGAAGGCGCGGCCGTCATTCGCCAGCGCCTGGAAACGCGCCTCGATAGCGGATTTGATCGATTCGAGCATGTCCATCTCCTAGAAGAACTTCTTCAGGCCGCCGCCAGCCCCGTAAGCAGCAACGGCAATCAGTGCGTAGATGAAAACGCGCCACGCCAAACCGAGGATCCCGCGGCCGACGTTGAGCTGGAACCGCTGGGTGATACCGTTTTCGATCTGCGCGGCGATAGCCTTGACGTCGTCTTCGGTAAGTGTCCGGTTTTCCATGGTTTCCCCGCGTAGTTGTGGAATTGTGTTTCTGTTTCCCGCCGTAGTTAATTGGATGGCGTGATCGTGAAATTGTCAGTTTGTCCCTGGCGTAGCAAGCTACCGTCGCTGGACGGCATCCCCCATCCGCTTCCAATCCACGGCAAAACGATGGATTGCCCGATCGTATTGTTCTTGACCAGCAAATTCCCGTTCCAATGGCACCCAGCGGAGACCGAGACGGAATATGCAGTTGAGCCGACATGGCCGCCGAACGAAAAGCCTCCTACCGTGGCTCCAAAGAACGGCGCATTCGTTGTAATGCCGACACTCAGGCCTCCGCCGCCCACCTGTGCCAGATATGAGCCATCGATCCGCCCGCTCTGCCCCAGCAGATCGCTGAAGCTAACCGGTAGCCCCGACTTCCCCGCGAGCGCGACGACCCATGCATGGTTGATTGATAACGGCAGCGCAAGTCCGAGCTCAGACGCAATTTGCGACATCGACATCGGGAAGCTGGCTGGAAGCGTCATTGTTTCTTCTCCAGCTTCTGCACGCGCGCCTCCAGCTCCTTGAACGCCTCGGCCAAATAGGCGGTCGCGTTCCCGTATGCAAGACTCTTGACCCCCTTCTCGTCTTCGAAGACGAGTTCTGGAGTGGTGAGTTGCATATCGTTGGCAATGAACCCGGCGTGGCGCCGCTTGGTCTTGTCGCCCTTGCGCTGAAACGTCACGCCAACCCACGAAAGCACCGTCTCCGTTGCGTTTCGGATGCGCTTGATTCGGGATTTCAGGCGTCGATCGGAAGTACCGGTAATATTCGAACCGCTAATCGTTCCAGCTGCCACCGTGTTCCCAGAATCATCGACCGAAAACACGGCTGCGGTGTACGCGTTATTGACGATCTGGAACGTACCGTTCTGGGCACGAATCGTCTTGTTCGGCGTGGTCGAACCGTTGCCCTCCAAAAGGATCCCGGCGCCGTTGCTGTCTCCGGTACCGACGAGCGTAAGCAGCTGATTCGGGTTGCCGACCGAGGTGATGGTGACCTGGCTCAAGGACAGCGACTGAACGTTTGCCGGCATCGCATTCGCGTTGACCTGGTTCACGATGAAGTTCAGGTCGGACATGACCTGCGACGCATCGGCGGTCGTGCCGTTCTGCAGCGGGACAGGCAAGTTGCCGATGATGTTGGACATGGTTCACCCCTGGTTGGTATAGCCGGCGTCCTGATACCGGGCGAAAAAAGTGCCGATCTTGACGGCGTTCACCGGCGTCACCTGGACGTCGATCGACATCTTCTGGAACACGAGAGCCTTTGGCCACGGAATGGTGTACACATGCGGAAAACTGGCGTTCGACGACCAGTTGCCTGCGCCCCAGTTGAAGCCGCCCCACTGATTGCCGGACGAAGGCGTCGTCACGAACGTGGTGCCGAGCGTGGCCAGTTGGTCGTTCAGCGCGGTCAGGTTGAACTGCCCCTGCGAACCGGTCGATGACAGCTCGATCGTCGACTCGACGACCTGAATCTGCTGCATGTGCCCTGTCTTCGGGAAGTTCGACGACTGCAGATGACACACGATCGACGTTCCAGCGTCCTGATACGAGGAGTTCGACGTAGGAATCGTCGCGCTCACAAAAAGCGCCGCGCCCTGGGCGGGGCTGGAAAGAACGAACGATTCGCCGTACTGCGACGCACAGTCATAGGTAAACGTGTGCGGTCCGTTCCAGCGCTTGCGCCGGATGTCGTACCAATAGTCGTTCGTTTGCTGCTGCCCCTGGATCAGGGTCGGCACGCACGTCCGATACGTGTTGCCGGCGAATGCCGCGGCGATGCGCGACGGCTGCGTCGTGTTCTGGAACGGCACCTGAAGATCCGCCGGGTAATCCGTACCGGGTCGGCTCGACAGCGGTACCAGCGTGCCGAGAAAGTTCAGGATGTACGGCGCGTCGATGCCGGCGAAGAAGATACCGAACGGGCCCTGCACGACGCTGCGCGGCGAGACGCAGCCCGTCGTCAGCGAAATGTAGTTCAGCGCGAGATTGTTCGTTGCCGGATCGCCGGTGACCTGCCAGACCTGCCCTGCCTTGAACACCACCAGTGCGCCGATCACGCCGGCCGACGTCGTCTGGATCGGCAGGCCCGACTGCGCGGTGATGGGCGTCGTGTCGCCGATCGTCACAGCCTGCGACGCGTTCGTGCGCGTGAGCGGTGCGAGCGGATCGCTGAAGTTCAGCACGTTGCCGACCGAGAAGTAGGCGCGGTTGTTGAAGTTCGCGACCGACGTCGGCACGGCGGTAAGCGGGTTCGTTGCGAGGTTCGACGACGACCAGGCCGGCGCGGCGGGATTCGAGATGTCGATCACGCCAAAGAAGTTCGTGCTCAGCCCGCTGAAGCCCGGATGCGTGATCAGGACCTTGGTGCCCACGACCGCAATCGTCGGGGGCGTCCATGCCCCACTGGTGGCTGGCGACGACGGTACATTCGCCGAGGTCACCCCGCTGATCGTGATGAACGAGCTCGTGAGCAGGTTGAACGCGAACGGCTCGTCGAATCCCGGGTTGCGGGCCGTCGACACCATCCCGTACGCGACGGTGCCGATCACCGTGTGCACGGAGACGTACGTCGGCGAAGTGAAGCCGCTGAACGTCGTGGCCGCGGCGCCGACGCCAGGTCGCGCGACGATGAGTTCCGGATTGCCCTGATCGAATACCAGGTTGGTCAGTAGTTGGCACGCGCCGGCGAAGGCGTCCGTGGCATCGAACGCATCGCAGAGGCCCTTCGGCGTGAAGCGGACCGGCTTCGCGTTGCGGATAGCCATGGCCCTAGTCCGTGATCTTCGTCGGCTTCAGCGTGCGATTCGTATGGAAGCGCCGCGGGTCGAGCCGCACCGACTTGACGACCTGCTGCTCGTCGCCCTCCATGATGAGGTGCGTGCGCAGCATCGCTTCGCACTGCGCGCGGAACGAGTCCTGCCGAGCGTCGTCCGTCTCGCTCATCAGCTCCGCGGCCGTGGCCTTGATCAGGTAGTTCTGGTCCGGAAACCACGGAATGACAGCCGACGATTCGGGCGTCGTGATGTCCGGCTGCTTCACCATGTACCGATGCGTCAGGACGATCTGCCCGGACGACTGCGGATAGATGAAGAGCTGCCCCGCCGAATTGTTCGCCTGCGCCGTCGTTTCGTCGTACAACAGGGTCATGAACTCGTACGGATAGTTCGCGATCGACGGGTCCTTGAATTCCTGATCCCACTCTTCCGGAGAAATCGGGTGCAGAAAGTACGGCAGGTTGTTCTGCTGGAAGAACAGGTCGTACGTGCGCAGATAATTCAGTGGCAGCGTGAACGGCCCGTAATTGTTCGCCTGCACGGTGACGAATTCGGTGACCCGGTTGATCTTCAGGTCACGATGCAGCCAGAGGTCCTCCAGGACCATGTTCAGATAGATGCCGCCTTGCGAAAGCCAGCCCGGCGCCTTCGCAATCGCGCATGCGCGCGCGACGATCTGTTGGGCCTGGAGGTAGGCCATTTCACACTCCCGCGCGCGCGTCCGCGATCTTTTTGCGCGCTTTCTCGAGCTCGGCTTCGATGCCCTTGAGCTGCTGCGGTGCGTTCTTCAGGTTCGCCTGCTCCTGGCTCGACAGCGCCTTCGAACCGGCCTTTCCGGCGGACTTCGCGTTCTGCCGCTCGAGCAGATCCGCGTAGGCGCGCGCGACGTCGTCACGTGCCTTTTCCCACTGCTCGATGTGCGCTTCGAGAACCGGGATCTCGAGCATGCGCTGTTGGCGCTGGAGCGCTTCGCGCACCAGGTCCATGCGGCTGTCGAGGGAATCCTTCGATTCGCCCTCGACCAGATAACCGCTGGCCGAGAGCTGCGCCTGGTTCGGCGCCGGGAGGGTGATCGTGAAGTTGCCGATCACCGTTGCAGCCGTAACTTCCTGGGAGGCTTGCGACATGGTCTTCCTTTCGGGGGTGGGTAATTAAGATCGCGCCCAGGCCGGCACGGGGCCGCCTCCGAGCACCTTGTTCTGCGCCTGCCGGTACGGGTTGAACGCGTGGCCGTTGATGTCGTTCTCGTGGACCCACGTACGCGCGACCATTTCCTTGACCGAACGCAGGGTGTCCGTGTCGAACTTGTACGTATGGCCGTGCAGGTACGGCGTCCCGTTAATCTTCAGGTGCTCGCCGCCGCACGGCGCGAGGTCGATGCGGTACCACCAGAGATCCGTCTCGCCATCCTCGGCCTTGCCGGCGAAGCGCTCGACGACGCCCGAGGTCAGCAGTGCCGATTGCGCCTGCGCGGACAGACGTGCCGACTCTTCCTCGGCGATCTCCTTCGCGGCGCCCAGCTTGGCGTTTTCGGCTTCGAGCGCCTTGATACGCTCGAGCAGCGCTTCGCGGCTTTCCTCGACCGGTGCATCACCGCCGAGCAATTCGTCGGCATCAGCCGACCCCGGAGCCGGCTTAACCGGCTCCTGCGAGTTACGTGCGGCCATCAGTTACTCCTTACGGGGTGGTCACGGTACCGCCCTGGTAGCCCGGCGCGAATGCGGAGCCGCATTCCACGCGAGCCAGGAAGGCCGTGTTGAGCAGGATCGAGCCGTAGAACACCTTCCACGACACGACCCGGGTCTGGTTCAGCGGATCCGACTTGTCGGCGCCGGTCAGGTAGTGGAACTCGGGGTTCTCGAGCAACACCTGGCCGTAGCTGTGGTTGCCGATGAAGATCACCGGGAACACCGACACGCCGGTCGCCGGCGCAGCCGGCGGAACCTGCGAAACGCCGACGCCGGTCAGCGTGACCGTCTGATTTGGCTGCAGCTGCGTCGCCTGGCCGGCGAGCACGCCAGTCACCGGGACGCCGTTGCCGATGGCCGTGGCGAGGTTCGCCGGGCTGTTGGTCGTGCCGATGTAGACGTTGAACACGTAGTTCGGGAACGACGGCAGCGTCACCGAGATCGAGCCGGTCGGGCCCGTCACGCTGATCGACGACGAAACTTGGTAGATCGTCTGTTCGACCGACGTCAGCGCGGGAGCGGCGGTGACTTGGATGTAATACGTGCCGGTCGCGAGCTGACCGCCGGACGTCGACGCGGTGCCGTTGATCGCGGCCGCGCCCGTCCAGTACGGCATCATGTTCGTTTCGCAGAAACGGATGCCGCCGAAATCACCCAGCTCGTTGTTGTAGAGTCGGTTGACGTCGCTGTAGGCCCAGGCTTGCTGAACCGACGAGTTCTCGCGCATGTCCTGCGCCGAGAACGGGCTGATCAGCGCCACGTAGTGCTGCTTGACGCGCGGCGTCTGCGACGGATCGCGGTACGCGCCCGCCTCGATCATCATGTCCTCGCGCTCGTCGCCGTTGAAGCGCGGCACGCCGTAGGCGGCCATCGACGCGAACAGGCGGTTCGATTCGTGCGGCGACATCACGTTCGATGCAGTCAGGGCTGCACGGTTTGCGGCCCCGCCGGCGTAGTTCACCTGCGGTGCGGACAGCAGCGTATTCAGCGTATTGCGCTCGAGCGTTTCCGGCATCTGCAGCGATACCAGTTCGCACGCTTGCTGGAACAGCGGGTGCTTGATCGTGAGGTTCGCCACGTCGGTGATGATGACGCGGTCGCCCCACTGCTGCGCGGTGGCGCTGACCTGTTGCAGCGTCATCGCCTCTCCCGGAGGCGCGACACCTTCCTGAAGCGGAGCGTACGGCAGCGGCAGGCGCTGGTAGCGCGACGCGGTGTACGTCGTGCCGCGATTCGTGTCGAGCTTCAGCGGCTTGCCGAACTGATACGCGACCAGTTGCCGGCGCGCGAGCGGTTCGACTTCTTCCTGGATGTACGCTTCGACGTCAGCCGTGAAGCTCGACGACTGGTTCGTCACCCCAGGGAACATGAGGCCCGTCAAGAGGGCCAGAATTTTCGTCAGCATGGTGTCCTCGTGCTGGTCAGATATTCACGTCGGCCAGACGCGCGGCGCGCTTCTGGTGTTCGGTTTGCCCGCGCGCCGGCGGCACCGTCGAGCGCACACCCGGCGTCTTGCCGCGCGGCACGTCGGCGGCAGGCGATTTCGCCTTTGCCTTCGGCTTCAACTTGCCGTCGGCGATGTCCTTGCCGAGCATGTAGTAGTAGACGGCCTCGCGCGAGGCATTCCGGCCAGCTCGGCGCTCTTCCTGCACAGCGGCTTCGACGCGATCGCGATAACGGGCACGATGCGGATCGCTGGCAATCTTCGATTCGAACAGCGTCTGGTCGCGGAGATCCTGGGCTTGAAACAGCGCCGCTTGTGCTGCCTGTTGGCTCTGGCGCAGTGTCCGGTTCGACTGGATCTGCCAGCGCTCCATCGGATCGAGATTCGGATCCCGGAGGCGCTCTTCTTCGCGCTGGAATTCGGTATCGGTGACGGGCGCGGTTGGTGTGGTCGTGCGCGACGCATCGACCATACGACCACGGCGCTCTACTTCCGCTTCGAGCGCGGCGAGCCGTTCGGTATCGGTGGTCCCGCGGCGGGCAGGCGTTGTCGGCTCGACAAAATCGAATTCGACATCGTCATCCGGCAGATCGCCATGAGCACCGCCAGCGTCAGGATCACCGCCGCCAGCATCACCAGCGCCAGCGTCGTCGCCCCCAGCATCACCACCAGGATCCGCCGGATCGGCATCATCGACGCCAGGAAACAGAAAACCGAGAAGTCGCTGCAGGAGCTTGCTCATGGCCGCCCTTATGATTGCGTGCCCGTACCGACCGCCTGAAGCGTTGCGGTCGTCGCGCTGGTGATGGTGACGATGAAATCGCGCCAGGTGTTCTGCGCGATCGTCATGGTTCCGCCGAGCGTCCAGCCGGTGTTCGTCGTCACCGTCCACGCGAACGCACCGCTGGAGCTGTTGATGATGCGAAGCTGGAAGCTCAGACCGATGGGGGCGTTCTGTACCACCGTCGGCAACTGCGCGATCAGCGCGGCAACGGTCGGCAGTTGTGCGTTCGCGCCGGCGCCGAGCGTGCCGGTGAAGTTCAGGAAGTTCTGCGCGGCGCCGCAGACCTGCGCGGCGGCGAGCGTGAAGCCGGAAGTGTTCGTTGCGACGTTGTAGCCGGTTTCCTGGAACGGGTTCATGCCGAGAACCGCGTTGTACAGGCCGATCTGATCGGGCATTGCACCGTTGTCCGGGATGCTCGGCGGGTTGCCGGCGCCGACTGCCGGAAAGACGAGGCCGACGAGACGGGCCAGAATGGTTTTGCGCACGATGATCTCCTGATCAGGGTTCCGCACTTTTTATTCCGGTTTCCCTGCTTCTCAAACTCCGCGCAGCAGATACGCAGTGAACTGCACGCTTGACCAATCGAGTGACGCGTTTTGCTGGATCTGACCAGACACCGAAATGACGGGCTCAAAACCGTCCGTGAAACCGTCTGGCACGCATCGCACCATCACGTCTCCCGCGTTCAGGCCAGGAACCGAAATGGGGCCGGCGCCGGTTCCTCCGCTAAAGATCGCCTTGACGATCGTGGCAGTATTGGCGGTCGTAGCCATCAGCGCGCCCTCCGTGCCCTGAGGAACCCCACGGCGTTCATCGTGCTGGTTGCGAAGTTCGCTTGGCCTCCGCAGCGGATCGTTGTGGTAGTCGAAAGGCTCTCTCGTACAACGGGCGTACTAATGATCTGCTGCGCGCCGGTAGTAAATGCCGCTACTAGGGTTCCGCCAACACCTACCGTGGTGTTCGGGTTCGTATTCGCCACCGTATTAATGCCAACCACATACGCGGATACCGTTGTCGACGCGTTCGGCACAAATGACACCGTGCATTCCGTATCCCAGTCGCCTGCAGTCAGGGGCAGCGTCGCGAGGTCGATATATGTGCCGTTGGTCAGAGAGATGGACGAACTGGTCGCCGACTGGTATTCCCCAACGCTGCCGGCATTCGCGTTGTCATTCGTTGTGGTGCCGACGATGCCCGCGGTGCTGGAAGGCGTGATTGCCCCAGTGAAAGTAAGCGCGCCGACACTCGATCCAAACGCCGGATCTGCACCTGTTGCGCCTACGAGTACTTGACCGGTCGTGCCCACCGCAAGCTGGTTGATCGCGCTCGTCCCTTCGCCGACCAGCACCCCGTGCGCGGTGAGCGTTTGGCGGCCGGTTCCACCCTGCGCGACGGAAAGCGCGGTCGTGAGCCCAGACAAGCTCGTGATATTGGCGTTCGCCCCCGACGTCGCGATTGCCGAGTTGCATCCGAAACCCGAACCGTTCGTCCACTGAAGCGCCTGAGCGGCGCCGTTGCATCCGGTCACGGTCACCGCGGTGACGTTGGCGGTCGAGCCCGTCGCGTTGCCGAGCAGCGTATTTGCGGCGATCTGCGCGATGTTCGAGAGCGTGATGCCGTTTGTCAGGCTCTGGAACGAATACGCGCCGGCGCCAGTCCGCGTCAGGAACCCGGTGGTCGAAAACCCAGTGATGTTGTCCAGCGCCGTGCCGCTCGCCGTAGCGGAATTTGTGCCCCCGGACGACACTGCAAGCGGGTGGTTCGTCAACGTCGCAGTACCCTGCACCGTCAGGTTGTTGTACGTCGGCGAAGGGGCATTTTGCGCGATCGCAGCTGAACAGATCAGCGCGAGCAGTCCAGAGAACATCTTCTTCATGGTTGAACCTGTGCAAGAGTGCCGCCATCGTTCCAAAGTGCCCCAACAGGGAGGCCTGTCATATTGGTCGGCAGGCTGTTGAACCAGGCGAGCATCGCGGCGGCGAACTGAGGACTCGCGCCATTGCCGAGCACGTTAAGTGCAGTCGTCATCTGACTCGCGAGCTGATTGATCGCGGTCTGGATCTCGTTTGGCGGGACATCCTTGCCTTCCGCCTTGACCTGGTAGGGAACGATGAAAAAAGCGTCAGACATGGAGCGCCTCCAGCCTTTCCTGTGAGCTCGGATGCAGCGCACTGCCCGGATGCGGGTGCCGGCGCAGGAACATGCGCATGCCTACGGCCAGCCCCTGCTCCTTCACGTACTGATCCGCTGCCAGTTCTTGCTCGCGCACGCGTGCGAAAACCCATTCCGGTCGAACGATCAGTTGCAGCGTCAGCAGCCACCACAGGCGTCGCCACGGATCGCGCCGGATGAGGTGCGCGCGCTCGTGCGCGAGCACGGCGGCCTTCTCGATCGCCGACAGCGAACGAAAGAAGATGCCGGTCTGGATGGTTCCCCACGGCGTGCACCGGGCCACGAAGCGTTTCATCGCGACCCCGCCATCGGCGATGCAATTTGATCCGGATGAATCATGCCGGCCGGGCCCTGCGGCCGCGGCTGGCCAGGCTGCGCGCCAGGACGCGGCGTGCCGGCTACGCCAGGTCCCGCGCCGCCGGGCACGCCCGGTTGTCCTTGGGGCGGCTTCGGTGCCTGCTGCGCCTGGAGCTTCGCCTGCATGGCCTGCTGGTGTTGCTGGATGTGCGCGCGGAACAGACCTGCCGGATCGCCCGTGAGCTGCGCGGCCTGCAGGTGCGCGGCGATGTGCGAGCGGTCGTCGTCGGCCTGGTGGATCTCTGCGGGCAGGCCGTTGTGCATCATCAGATTCTCGTCCTGCGGATCGAGGTGGAACAGGTTCCGCTCGTCGATCAGGATGCGCGGCGCCACCTCGGGGCCGAAGATCTGTTCCGTGCCGTATTCGAGGATCGGGCCGATGTTCAGGCGTCGGCCGTCGAGCTGCTGCGGCGGGATACCGCGCAGGACGTTCATCCACGAAATCATCTGCTGCATACGCTGCAGGTTCTGCTGATACGACGTGCCGCACCAGCGGAAGAAGTAGCGCTCGCCGAACGCCTGCGGCGGGATCACCTGCAGGTTCGCGCGCGCACCGAGCTCGCCGAGCACCTCGACTGTCAGCTCCTCGGTGCGGAACTGCCGATCGAGCTCGAACATCCATTCGAGCAGCGGGTTGAGGATCACTTCCTCGTACCGCTTCGCGTTGTCGATGATGTTCGATTCCTGTTGCTGCGCCATGGCGGCCATCTGCGCCTGGTTTTTCCGCCCAGCCGGCATCTTCCCGAGCATGGCGTCGTTGACGTCCATCGACTCGTTGATCTGTTGCTTCAGGTTCTCGCAGAGCGGGATCGCGTCCTTGTAGATGGCCGGGAAGTTCGCGAATTTCGTCTTGTTCGGGTCCGTCAGCCACACCGCCGCCAGGCCCACCACCATCGACTGGTAGTTCGGGTTCGACAGCGGATCGACCATGGTGATCGGCAGCAGGCTGTACTGCGCCGAGTCCTGACCCATGTTCCAGAAGTCGTTCAGGTTCCACTGCAGGAACTTGACCGGCTCGATCTTCGAGATGCCGAAGAACGATCCCGTGATGCGCTCGATCGGGGCCGAGATGATCGGCCGCTTGCCCGACCAGAACGGGTTCCGGATGATCCCGAGGATCACGTCCTGGCCGGCGAAGTACACGAAGCACGGCTCCTTGCCGTTGCCGAGATCCAGGTTCGTGTGCACCTCGTAGATGAGCGCGTACTTGAACGTGCCTTCCGTGCGGATGCCGGCGTCGCTGGTACGCTTCTTCGGCGGCACGTACTTCTCGCGTCCGCCGTCCGGCTTCGCGAGATTGTCGACCAGTTCCTTCGCCGAAACGCCGACAAAGATGCCCTCGTCGACGAACCGTTCGACGGCGTCGATCGTCAGGCGAAGCCGGATCGCCGTCGCGGTGGCCTTCTCGATGTCGTTGCAGGTCGGCGGGTAGACGGCCAGATCCTCGGTGGCGAACTGCACCACGTCCGGCCCTTCGGTCGTGACTTCCTTCTCTTCCTTTTCCCAGTCCCAGTCGTCCTCGTCCGCGGCCAGGTCTTCCACCTCCCCGCCGAGCTCATGATCCTCCAGGATCGGCGGCTTCTTGATCAGCTCCGTGATCCGGCGCTGCGTGCGCGTCCAATCGATGTAGAGGTTCCATTGCCCCGTCACGTCGCCGGCGATTAGGTCGGCGCGCACCACGTCCTTGATCGAGGCCGAGCGGATGTAGTGCTCGAGCAAACTGATCTGCGCGAACGGAATGTTCCCGTCCGGCCCGGTCGCGCCGACGTGCTTGTGATTCACCGGGAAGAGCTGCGCGATCGTGCGCTTCACGCGCGCGTTGACAGCGTTGCGCACGGCGGGGATGTAGCACTGGGAATTGCCGGAATACTGCTGATTCTCGTCCGGCTGGGCGTTGTAGATGGACCAGTATTCCTCGCAGCGGTCCATCTGCTCCTGCTTGTTCTGGTAGCACTTCGCGATCTTCGGGTACAGCTTCGCCGCTTCGGTGTAGGCGTCGGAATCGGGCCGGTCTGCCCAGTTCTCGATCTCTTCGCCCGTCTTCTCAGCGTCGAGAGCCCGCGCGTCCAGAGTTTCGACCGCGGGCTTGTCGTCCTGCTTTTTCGGCTTCTTCGAGCGGGCCATGGACAGGTCAGCCGATCACCTTGCCGCGGAGCTTGCGCTCGAGCGAAGTGCCGGTCCCGCGATCGCGCGGCGTGCGCTTCGGCCGATCATCCACGTTCGGCTTGTACGGGCCCTTGCCGAAGAAGTCCTCGACCGGGCGCGACTCGGAGCGCGTGCCCTGGAATTCGCGGCGCTTCTTCACGATCACAGACCCGGCTTGTGCAGCTTTTCGCGCATCGGGCCGCCCGACATGCGCTCGCCGACCTTCTCGGCCTTGCCATACGCGCCGCCCTGCTGCTGGCCCTTGTAGAAGTCCGACGGGCGCTGCGACGGCGCCTTGGGGGTGATTTTTCGATCGATTGCCATTTTGATCTCCAGTGAGGACTGCTATTCAGAAATCTCGAAACTGATGCGGAGGACCGTTGTTCGATCAAAGGGAATCGTATTGAGGACATGCAAACGCACGTACTCCGCCAATGCGTTCGGAAGCCAATCACGATCGTGAGGATCACGCGACTCCAGAAAGGCGATTCGCACGGCGTTCGACTCAGAGTTTTCGGGTACCAGATTTCCCGTGACCATCGACATGTCTATTTCCTCGGCAAGGTGGTCAGGTAGCTCACACCCTGCGGGTTCACGCCCATGTTCACGCCTTCCGGCAGGACGTCCGCTTGCTGCGAGCAGATCACGTACACGGCCGCTTCGAGTCCCTCGATGAGGGTACGGTGCGGACCAGTCTCGGGGAGCGTATTCCGGTTTCCCGCGCGATCGACCGGATAGTTGTAGCCCCCGGCCATCGCGTTGAGCGTGTGCTTGGCGCCTTGCTGATCGATCTGAAACAGTCGCCGCGCCTTGGCCTCGGTGCGGATGAGCGGAGAAAGAGCGCCGCGCGACACGTTCGCGTACGAGCCCCGCATCGGGTATAGATTCGCTGCGCGAAGTGCCGGCACGATTGGCATGCGATCGGCCTGGTCGAGCACGTCGGCCGGCAGCCATGCCGTCACACGCGCGCGCGGGAACGCGGCGCGCACGAGCTGCGTGATGTCGGGCACCGCCTCCTTCGGCGGTACCGGAGAGATCCAATCCGCGACGACGACAATGCGCTGTCCCTCGATGCAGATCAGCGCCGCTGTCGTCTCGGTACCGTTGGAGTTGAACGCCAAGGCAAGCGGGTGCTGCTGACTCGGCTCGTATTCGGCGACCAGGTTCCACTGGCCGAAGTCTTCGTACACCGGCGACCCCGAGAAAACGCGCTGGAAGTACGCGAGCGCGTTCAAGATGTCGCGCTTGCCGCTCGGGAAATTCAGGATCTCAGCGACGAGCTTCGGGTGCGCGCCCTGCCCGCCGACGAGCACGATGTCGCCGGCCTCGAAGAACGGCTGCATGCCCATGATGAACTGCACCTTGTCGCGATCCTGCGGCGCGGTGAGAGGACGCAGGGCCAGCGTCACGCCGCGCCGAAGCATCTCCGCCCGCATCGGCTGCAGTAGCCACTCGTCGAGCGAGTTCTTCTCGATCGCGACCACCGCGTCGCCGTACCGCGCCGACGTCTCGAAGGCATCGTCGATCACCTCGTCGGGCTTCCAGAACTCCCCCGAGCTCGCATGCACGTAGATCTTCGTGCCGAAGCGGCTCACCACGACGCGCCCGGTTCGGTCGCTTTTCTTGATGTCGGTGGTCCGTGCCGGGTCGGTGATCACCACCTTCGGCAGCCACGGCGCCGGGTCCACTGTGCATTCCCGGATATGGTCGCTCTCGAACGGCTTGTCCTGACTGCCGATCGCCATGAGCATGTACTCCTGCATGAAGCCGCGCAGTTGCCCCGCACGCTCCATCTCGTCGCGCTTGCGGCGGATCCAGTCCATCGGATAACGCTCCGGCCACATCGCTTCCGCAGCGGGGTCGTCGATGTCGCCCTTGCAAATCGGGTAGCGGCGGCTCGTCCAGTCCGGGTTGTCGCGCAGCCGGGTGATCATGCAGTCCTCGGCCAGGGGCGTGCCGGTGACCCGGATCTTGCCCTTGACCTTGTCCATTGCAGGGATCAGCTCGAGGTAGAGCTTGCGCATCGATGCGTCGACCGCCGCCTTGTCCTTGACCCGCTCCTTGTTCTCGATGTCGTCGAGGTACGCGCGATCGGGACGAATGTCGCGCCATTTGAAGCCGCGGAATTCCTCCTCCCAGCCGTGCGCCTCGAGCAGCACGCCGTTCGAAAGCTCCATCTGATGCTCGTTCCAGACGCGTCCAGACTCCTTCAGACGACCGAAGAGCCCCTGCAACTTCATGTTCCGAGTCGCCTCGAACTTGATCGCCTCGAGACGCTGGCAAGCCTTCGTGTATGTCTCGCCGATGATCAGGCAGTACCCGAAGTTTCCGAAGCACGCCTCGATCAGCAGGTGCTCCTCCGACAGCGTCGATTTCGCGCCCTCCCGGAACGCCTCGATCAGCACCCACTCGTCGGCGCATCGCCAGAGGTCCATGACCTCGACGTGAAACGCCGGTGAGGCCTGGGGATGGCGATGCGGGAACAGCATGGCCGAGCCGAGCGCGCGGTCCTCCGAGATCGCGGTAAGCAACGCTGCATTGTTCAGGGCCATGAGATTCCTCCTCGCGGAGGATCATCAATGTTTTTCCCTTGCGCGGATTGGGAAGCGGGTTCGCGAAATTTCGTCACCCCCGTCCGTGGGGCCCTACGGTGGTCCCAAAGTTAGGTTTTCGTAAGGCGCTAATGAGAATCGCTCTCATTAGCCTGTGATAATGCCCCGTTTCGACTGATAGCCGCCATTATGTCAAATACAGATGCACTGCACCAAACCATATAAATCAATGACTTATTCTATTGCGTGACGTTGGAGATTCATCGGTAATGGCAAATGCGACGCAGCATGAAAGCTTTTGAATGTGACCGAAAGGAAATCGAATGGATGAAGGCGAGGCAGGAAACGGGCATTTTTGAGGCACGCAGGACACCCTTCTCCTCCACCTTTCCTCCCTTTCCCCTCTCCGTTCCTGAGCCTTTCCTCGCGCGTACGTGTGCGCGTAGCTTCCCGATTAGATGCCGGCTGAGCGATGATATGGTCTTCGACGGACCAGAAGAATACGGATCGAAATGAACCGACTGATGCGATGGGGAATTCTCGCGCTGAGCCTACAAGGCTGCGCGACTTACGATATTTCGCTGATGCCGCACGGTCCTGGGCCGATGGCTCACGGTACCGCGAAGCAGATCGACAAATCCGTATCCATCACGATCGGCGACGAAATATACAGCGGCCACTATGCCTATGTGCAGGGTGGCTCGTTCTCGCTCGGAACGGCGTTCTCTGGCGGACAGACGGCTACCGGCAGCGCAGTCGGTGTCAACGCCGTCGGCAATGGCAATGTCCTCGCTCAGTCGCCCGACGGTCATAACCTGCGCTGCGTGTTTTCGTTCAGTGGTTGGACGCAGCAAGGAACGGGCGTTTGCGTGACAGATGACAACAAGCTGTATGACCTGCAGGTCACACGCTGAGATGGTTTTCGCTCAGTGCACTGGCGCGAATCCCAACAGCCCGACGCTGTTGGCGGCAATCCATGCGTCGCGACTCTCGTAGCCGCTGGCCTGCGCCATGTGATCGGCCAGTTCCTCAAGGGTGGGCATCTTGTCGGACGCGTAGTAGCCCCATGGGGCATCGCGATCCGGCGAGATGATGACGTAGGTGATCATGATCGTCTCCGATTGATGCTGGACCGATGGAACGGGCGCAACCTCCCACCCGCTTTTTTTGAAGCGTTGCTAGGTCGCGGCGGGTATATCCGGCTTGGTCGACCTGCCGCGCCTTGGTGCGTTCAGCCATTCTGGTCGGTCCTGGCGGTGCGTCTCCGCCATTCAGCCACGTTTATCGAGCTGGCGCGACACCAGTTGTTCGGGCCTGGGCTAATGGGCCCCCGTCGGACGTTTCTTCTATCCCGCGCTGCCTATTTGCGGCATCCGCTTCGTTGGCGATCTGGCAGACGCGACACACCCATCTCTTCGCTTTCGCTTCACGCAGCATGGCGACGATGTCCAGTCGCCAGAGGCGCTTGCATTGCGGGCAGATGGAGGATTCGAGGCGCATTCCAGAAAAGAAAGCCCGGACTGGCCGGGCGAATCACCGTAGTGAAGGAGACGCGATCACGTTAGTCCGGTTTCCCTCTGCCGATGATGCTGCACATGATCTGGTGAAGCTCGATCGCCGTCAGCTCTGAAGCCTCCACGTTTCCGGCCGGCAAAGGCTTCTGAGTGCGTGCGTAGAGCAGAATCTCGCCCCTTCTGAGCCCCTTTGAAGCTGTCTGCTTCGAATATGCGATTGTGCTGGCGACGTAGACGTACTTCTCTTCGGTCAACGCTTTCAGGTACTTGGAAACCGTTCCCCGCGGGACGCCGAACCGCATGCTCAAGTGAGCCTGGCTAAGCATCCCCTCTTCCTCGAGCAGTTCGCAAATTCGCCGCCCGATGAGATCCCGGTTTGAGAGGTTGCGCAGCGAGATCATGCGTTCTCTCCGACCCAGGACAGCATCACGCGATCGAGTTCCGTCGGCGCCGGAATCCGGAACGGCATCGAAACACGCTCCGCGTCGCGTCGACGGCTCTCCGCGATACGCGCCGACTTCGGCATAAGCGGCACGATGGGCGGGATCGGCTTCTGGGTACGCGTATAGCGCTTGGGGCTGCCCGACGCGGAAACGAACGCCGCTTCGGCCAATGCATCGAGCTGGCGAGCCGTGGCCCGCGGATGGATGCCCCGCACCTCGGCGATCTCGTTGATCGTCATCGGACCTCGGCGCTCGAGCAACTCGCAGATGCAGCGCTGCGCCGATCCTTGTCGCTCGATTTGCTTCATGCCTCGGTCTCCTGACCGGCCCGGCTGTACGGCAGATACACATACGGACGCCGGCTCTCGCTCGGCCCGAACTGCATGCATTCACGGTTGAAGAACAGCGCGAGCGACCGGCGCTGCGTTTCGCCGTTGCGCGCCTTCAGCAGCGTCAGGAACGCATCCGGTTCGTCGACGCTCTCGTCGTCCTGATCCTTCTGCGCCGACCAGACCGAAAACACGTTGTCCGCGGCATCGGTGATTTTTCCGCTGCCGCCGACGTCCATCTTTCCCGGACTGCGCTTTTCGTCCTGACCTTTGCGCGGGTGGGCGACGAGATGCACGTGAACGCTGTACTGGCGCGCGAAGTTCGCGAGCAGGCGCATCGCCTCCTTCTGCGCCGTCATCGCGCCGTGACCGTCTTCCGGGACGTCGGTCATCATCAGGCTGTCGATCACGAAGTGGCGGATGCCGTAGCGCTTGAAGCCATAGGTGAAGACGGTGATCAGTCGTTCGATCGCGGCGACGCCGACGAGGTCGAAGACCCACATCCGATCGCGCAGCCACGCGCCCATGTGGTCGAGATACTCCGGCGCCGGCCGATCGAGGCCGCCCAGCTGCTTCGCGAGCCGCTTGCCCTGCATCTCCGGCCGCATCTCGCCCGAGAAGACGCATGCGCGCTCGCCCTGGCACATCAGACCGATGAGCACCTGGCCAAGCAGCAGTGACTTGCCGTGCCCGTTGATGCCAGTCCAGACCGTCACCTCGCCCGGGCGGAATTCGAACCAGAGTTCGTTTCGGCCGCAGAACGACAGGTACGGGCAGTTCTCTTCCTCGTGCGCCGGGTAGAACATCGATTTGACGTTCGACCAGAAGCGCTCGATAGACTTGAGCTCGTCCGGGTCGAAGCCCGATGCTTGATCGCAGCAACGGCGGAAATCCTCAGTCTTGGCACCAGACAGCAGGTATTCGTTCGCGTCTTTCGAATCGTCGAAGAACACGACGCGGCAACGCTCGATACCGAGGCGATTCGCGACCTCGCGTGCCCCTTTCCGGCCGGCCTCGTCGTTGTCGTAGCAGAGCAGGATCTCGCTGAAGCGCTCGAGCCGTTCCCAGTCGCTGTCGATCCACTGGTGGTTGCCCGCGCCGGCGTTCACGGACAGCGCGGGAATGCCGACCTGGTGCAACGTCATGGCGTCGATCTCGCCCTCGGCGATCGCAACGACTCGCTGAGCGGGGTCGATCAGGTTCCAGCCGAACAGGCACGGCTCAGCGCCCGCCTCCTGCCGCATGTCCTTCTTGTCCGAAATGTTCCGGTACTTGGCGTTGATCAGCTCGCCGCCGCGAAGGTACGGGAAGACGATGTACGTCTTAGGCCCGTTGGTCTGCTCGGCGATCTGGAATGCCTTGACGATTTCAGGCGTGATACCGCGGCCACCGAACCATTCGTCGAGCAAGCTGGTCGGGCGCGTTGCCTTCGGCCGGCCCGGACGTTGGTACGTCGGCGCCTGCCGCTTCGGCACGTCATCCCGCACGCCGAGGAACTGCTTCGCCTCGCGCATCGCATCTGCCACAGACATCGACCGGCACGCGCACCAGAGATCGAGCAGATCCCCGCCGTCTTCGCTAGCGAAATCCCTCCACACGCCCCGCTTGGCGCCGCTGAGGCATACCGACAGGCTCTGCCCCTTCTCGCCCGACGTGCTGCCGGATTTCCACTCCTTGCCCGACTTGCGACCGTTCGGCAGGAGGTGTTCGGCGATGGTCGGCGCGTTCTGCGCCATCAGCTCGGCCAGTTCCCGCGCGTTCATGCCGACGCTCCTTGCCGTACACCGTTGGCCCAGAGGTGCGCAGATCGTTCGCTGCAGCCCGCGTTGGTCGCCTGCCACTGGTACGTGAACCCGGCAGCCTTCCACCACGGAACCGCATCGCCGCCGGCGAAGAGATCGCTGTCTGCCGGCTGTGCCTTCGCGAATTCCTCGAAGTGCCGGTCACGGCCGAAGAACGTCGACGTCTGCTTGACGTACGGGGTGCCGATGTTCCCGGCAGCCTTCATCGCAATCGCGTAGGCCTTCACCGCCGCGACCAGCACATCCGGATCCATGCCTTCACGGATCCGAGCGTTCCAAGCCCGCTGAGCTGCCTGCTTCGAATTCGAGCCTTCACGTTTCGGATACTGCCGCCACGCTTCATCGAATTTCGAATCGCACGAACGAGAACGGTTCTTTGACGGTTTATTGATGGTTAAGGACGGATTGGGTGTCACCGTGACACCCCGTTCGCTCGTCAGTGACACCCCGTTGGCGTCACCGTGACACCCCGTTTCCGGCAACGTGACACCCCGTTCATCACCGGGTGTCACCACGACACCCCGTTTTTTCATCACCATGTCGTAGCAAACTGGACGACGATCACCACGATCAATGTATGCCGCAACGATCGCCTGGTTGCCTTTCTGGATCAGTCCGTACTCCTCCAGGAGATCCAGTTTCCGACGGATCGTGCTCTCCGAAAGGCCCGTGTCTGCTTCGAGCCTCGAGGTCGATGGAAATGCCGCCTTGCCGTCCGCGTCGGCATAGTTCGCCAAACAGAGCAACACATGACGCGCAGTCGCGTCACGAATGTCCTGCTGTTCAATGGCCCACGTCATCGCCTGCACGCTCATCGCATGGACTCCTGGATCGCCAGTTCCATCGCGACACGCTGGTCGCTACTCCTGAGGCGGATCTCGGTGTACATAGCGTGCTTGCACACGCGCCGCCAGAGCGGCGTTGCGGCCGGCGATTCGAGCAGTTTGCCGATCGCGCAGATGCGGAGCTCGCGCTCGTAGTCGGCGCGCGCCTCCCCGCTCACTTCGGTCACGTCCGCCTGCTCGATCGACCAACCTGCGAGCTTCGGCACGCTGAATCGTCGCAGGCGCCGCGGCACCGAAAACGCCTGACACGGCGGAGTCGTAGCGACAACATCATCTTCAATGGCTTTCATGCTTACCATCCTTGCCCACAATCCATTAAGGATTACTAATCGGCAATAAAAAAGCCCCGTGCTTTGGGCGATGGGCTGGTTAGGCCAACGTCTTGCCGAGTGGGCCGGCGCGACTCATCGCCCAAAAAACGGGGCGCCCACTTTCTTTATGTCGATGACCAATCGACGTACATAAGCTAACTCAGTTTCCCGGCGCCTTCTGGCACCACTGCCTTTTTAAAAGCTTCGACACGGCTGATTTCTAGGGCTTTGGAGGCCGATTTGAGTGTTGCTGAAGCCGTGGAAGTCGGCGGACAGACGTAACTACCGCCGATCCGGCCTATGTCGAGGATGTTGTCGATCTCGTGCTCGGTGAGCTCGTTCAGACTCTCGAGCGAGTAGTCGTACGGCTTGTTCTTGAACAGTTCGAGCATCCGCTTAGTCATGTGCTCCACGACTTTAGGCAACCAACGATGCGCCGTCGGTCCGTTGACGAAATATCGGGGATGCATCGAAATCACTCCGCCTCCTGCTTTTCCTGAGGCGCCGCAGCGTAGCCGAGAGGATCCGCCAGCCACCGATGCACTTCGGTGTTGCTGTAGCAGGAGTGGGTGCGGCTCATACGGATGGGCTGGGGTGCCTTGCCAGCGAGACCAAGCTTCCGCCAGGACTCGCGGCACATCGGAATAAAGGGCGCGATCTGTGCCCATTTGGAGAGGCCGACCCGGGGGAGGATCGGCTCTGTAGGCTTGCCGGAATCGGCTGGCGCTGCTGTCTTTTTCACGGTAGCTCACGTTGGGAAGTGATCGTGAGCTAATCGTATGGCGAGATATGACCTATATAGGTAACTAAGCTCAGCATAGTTGCCAATTTGCTCAGCTTGGTTCCCACCTAGCTAAGCTGGGTTACCGATTTTTAGCCGTCGCCTTGAACTCCGGTATCCATTTTTTCTTGATCGTGTCAGCGCTCGTCAGCGTGCCTCCGCCGCTCTCTTCCCCAAACTTCTCCAACATATCGCGAGCGAACTGTTCCTGACTGTCATACAAGTGAGGTTCTCGTTGCCAGCGATCCCAATATTCGCGGACATTCTCCTTATCCTTCTGCTTCTTTACGTGGCGCGCTTTACCACCTTTTCGGGCGTTCTCCGCAGGTTGGCGCTCGAGGTAGCGGATCATTTTCTCTTGCAACGTTGTTTCGGCATGAAACAGATCGATCTCGACCTCGCTGAGCTTTCTCACTTCGTCATGCATAGCCAATGCCTTCATAAGCTTCGCCTGCATGACCTCCGACACAGCTAACATCATTTCCATGAACAAAGGTTCATGATTTGCGCGTCTGACTGCAGCAATCGACTCTTCGAGTTCTTCCCTCGTTAGAAGACCCGAAGCAAATCCATCGAGAAACTGATCAGTAATCGCTTGTATAAACTCCGCACCAAATTCCTCGCGGATATCATTCATATTCATATGCGCCCTCGCGCATCCTTATGAGAGGAACCGCGCCAACAGGGTAAGGGAGCCCTGCTTTCGCCCCGTCGGGCTAGGCGCGGTTGTGAAACATGATACGACGTGGCAGTCAATCATCGTCGTCGAATTCGCATCGCGTCCCGTCCCAGCCGGTGTTAGGCGCCATCGCAAGAACCGCCAAGACATTCTCGGTGTACTGCGGCGGTATCGATCTGGCCGGCATGTCGGGTTCGGCTCGGACGAAACCTACGTGCCTTGATGCCTCGACCCGCTTCCAAAGCTCCTCCGGTGCAATCCCGCGACCAGCATCGATCTGGTAACCGATGATCATCGGATTTTGCCCCGATACCCGGCATACGGCGCGTGCTTCGAGCGTTCGCGAGTGGCCCCATTCATCGACAAACACAACGATGCAGCCGGCATTGACGTCCTCGATGAGTTGAAAGTCTGTTAGCTCTTCTCGTGACATCCTCTTCTCCTACGGTGCAACTCGAAAAATATACTGCGCGAACGATCGTTACTCTTCGACGCCGTACAACGAGTCAGGATCTTCGAGATCAAGCACGGGATACCCCAGTACCGTTAGCCTGCGAGTGAGCCACTGCAATGCGCCTTTCGCGTCCGCGCTCCACATCGTCGACGCAGTTGCACCCGACCTCTTCTGCGGCGCCATTGACATAGGCCCGCAGGTCGTCTGCAGTATGCTGGATCAGCGTAATGAGGTCCTGCGAAGTGTCTGGATGGCGCCAAAATTCCGGAGCTTCCATCGCGCGAAGCATCGCTGTACAGAGCGCGTAGATTTGCCCCAGCTTAACCTGGCACATCGAATCGATCGACTCGATCTGGTTCTGGAGTTGATGGACGTCGACGGATTGCTCGGAACGAGCGGACTGATCGATAGACATGTTGCATCCCCTAGAGTGGATGCCTGCCCTCTCGTCGCCAAACGGGGGTGGGCAGGCGAATGACAAGGTTGGCGAACCGGATCTAGAGGATTCCGGCATACCCGAAGGTATCCCTACCATCGCCCGCCCATAAACTGGACGCGTGCGTAGTATACAGACGAAAAAATACCGCCATGTGGCGGTCGTCGTCCGCCTCCAGAAATCAGGTCGCCAAACCCGGCGCTTGTTGTCTCAAGCGCACTGACAGATTATGTCTCGGCTGTTACGTCGTCAAGCGGAATTTTGTAAACACACGCGGCGATGCGAACATACGGGCACTACCAGGAGACACCGATGCCAACGCGCGAAGACATCGAAGAGAGATCGACGAGCACGAGACCCAAACTGATACCGCTGAGCGTATGGGCCGAAGAGATGTTCGGCGAACACATGCCGCATCGGCATACGCTTCGCAACTGGGTCAATAACGGAAAGAACCGCCCCGTTCCTATCAAGGTCGGACGGTCGTATTTCGTTAGCCCCGACGCGCGCTACGTTGATCCGGTTGCTGAGGAAATTCAGCGGATGATCGACGGACGATGAGGATCATTTCGTTCGGTCCTTGGGCCGCCTCTTTGGCGTATCGTCTCGAAACGCATCGAGGTTTGGGGTCGACTCCAGGCTACCGTCTACCCCATCCACTTTCACTCCCAGCCGTCGATCGCGGTATGCTCGCAAGACCTTTGGGAGACCGCTTCGATCGACAACAAAGGGCCAAGCGTTCTTCGTCAGCCATGCCGCCATGACACTGCGTTGATTGGGCCTGCACCCGACAAGATCGGCCAATTCCTCTGCAGTAAGGTAGTCGCTCATATGAACGGACGGATCGACAACATGGACACGAAGAGTGATTTGTTTCTCACGGCCGACGAAGTCGGCGAACTCACCGGCATCCGTAACGGGCGGCGCGGGCAATCGCGAGATGAATTGCAGGCCGCTTGGTTGCGCACCTCCGGGATTCCGTTTTGGGTAAATGCGCGCGGCCGCCCGATTATCGCCCGAGCGAGCATTACTGGATACTCGACATCCCCTCCGCCGAAAACCAAATATCAGCCTGCTGCACTCCGGCACTCGACGCTCAACGAAAGCTCGGATCGGTGACAGGCCCGGCCGTCGTCAAAGAAGCCGTCACATCCATCGAGCCTCCAATGAACACCGTCTTCATACTCATGGCGCAGTATGGCGTCCGCGCCATCATCCCGATAGAAGCTGTCTGCCGCGACTTCTTCGCTCCGCTGACTTTGCCGAATCTGATGCGCAATATCTCTGCCGGTGAGATCGCGCTGCCGGTGATCAGGATGGAGCGATCGCAGAAATGTGCGAAAGGAGTCCACATCTCGGATCTCGCCGCGTTCATCGACAAGCAGCGCGCCGCAGCTATCAAGGAGTACGAGACGTTTCATGGAAGAAAGTGGCTCGCTGAGTAGATCACTCCCGCTCTCGCGACCACATCAGTTGTCTTGAAGCGCCCG